ATTGATTTCAAAGGTGCGACACTTAATTCCCTTGGTTTGTGTGGATGACGGCGTATTGGTAGTACGTCCTGGGCGATTCTGGGAAGTCGACGAATTTGGCGGAAAGAACCATGGGTTGGTGGTTGTGGAGCTTGAGTTGCTTTCTGAGGCCGAGGCAATTCCTATCCCGGATTGGCTTGGGGATGATGTGACTTTGGATGGGCGGTATGCCAACGCCAATCTTGTGCGGATGCCATATTCAGAGTGGAAGTGATCTATTCCTAATTACTCAACGGCCGTTGCTTTGAGCGACGGCCTTTTTTATGGGTGGCGGCTTTTATCGTCCCAATTTTTGCATCTTCTTGGCGTACCACTTTCAAATACAAGGAGAAACAAAAAATGTTCAAAACCAAGCCCCGTCAATTGACGCCCCGCACTACCGTTGTCGATGTCCTGATGGACGATAAGATCATTGCTACTTGTAGCAACCATACCGCAGCCAGCGCTGTCTGCGTCACCTTTGAGCAGCATAAAGTGACAAGTATCAATGCTTTTAAAGCGCTCCCCAACAAAATTCGCAATGCGTTCATTGCCGTTACAAACATGGCATACCCATCTTTTTAGTATTCATAATCCCATTCTCTTTTTGAGAGTGGGGTTTTCTATTTCAATATATAAATTCGCAGTATGAATTGCAATAAATCATAGTGTTAAGCTCTTAATTTGCTCCAATTCGTCTATTTCTAGTTGACGGTGTAGGCACAATTACCTATAATTAAGCCTATGAAAATCACTGAATTTTTCGAGCAAAATGCAACCAATCCAACGGCCTGGAGTGTTGGGTGTGGGTGGTATGTTAGATTCTCCATGGCTCGCGATCTTTTCGTCCGGGACGAGGTTGAAGTTAAAAAGCTGGTCTCAAAATATAAACTGAAGATTTCTCGCGAAGGTAATCTGATGGTTTTTTCTGGAGTCAAAAGTGAAGGCGTCTGAAATTCGACATGCATTTGGTGGGGCGGTATTTCGGTTGTACGGGAGTCGTGATTCTGCGGCTTTAACAGCGAAGGAGTTGTCACGAGCCATAAAATACTCGTATCTGGTCAAGTCTGTAAAAAATACTGATGGCTGGTTGATCGTATCCGAAAACCACATGGAGATCATCGACTGTGCTGGCATCCTTCCTTTTAGCGCCACCAGGATGCTAAAAAACATGGGGTCGTATTTTGAGTTGGTTAATTTTAAGTCAACTATCCCGGCCTAAAAGCCGGAGCTTGGAAGAGCAGTAAGAAGCTCGGTTGACCAGCCTCAGTCCAGATCCTTGAGCGATCTCATTCAATGCTACCGGAAGGCGGTCGGGTTGGATTCATATTGCCTGCTTACGCATTCCAGACTGTGGTCGCGTGGCCGAGTATGCGGAAAACTGGTCTATCACCCAGGATATGCTCCCAAGAAATATCTACCAAAGCCTGAGTAAGCCACTGATATTCGCTAGATTCGTAAAGGATAAGCGCAGACAGCTCTTTGGGTTTGCCTTGTATTTTGAGGCGACGGATGTGCAAAATTTACCAAAAGTCTATCGTGACTACATCACGGCCGGCGGCGGCTCTGTCTGGGTGAAGGCGCTGGTAGAGGTGTTTCGCAATCTTGGTGGCGCCGCATCGTTGAGCGAGATCTACTCTGAATTTGAGGGCAAAAAGCCGACGCAAACAAAGTTTTGGCTGGAACAAATCAGAAAGGTTGAGACAGCATTCTCATCTGTTTGTGTCATTGGGTGGTGGCGAATACAAAACAGCGTGCTAGTTTTTATCTGCCTTCTCTTTTTATCTTCTCCTTGAACCAATGTCGGTTTTCTCGAGGAGAAGAAAGATGCGTAAAGTAATACAGTTTGAAAAATCCGGAGGTCGTCATGCCGTGTAAGTTCTCTCGCGGCGATGCCGTCCGCCTTAACGATCACGGTCTTGAGCAGATTTTCGGCAGTGTGGAAGGATTCAAGTTCATGCTTACGAAAGAGTATGAAATCCTTGAAACTGCAGGGACGCCTGTTGCAGAGGTTGGCGATATGTACGAGGTCACCGTCAATGATGCGGCTCTGAATAAGCTACTAATCGACGACAAGTGCTTCGATCTCGTCCGTCCAGCCGAAACCTTTTTCAGTGATGTGAAGGGTATCGATGAGAAGAGGGCGGCGCTGGTTGCGGAAGAAGCTTGCGGGGCTTTCTGGGCTTTTGTTGCATCGAGATATCCAGAGGCAAAGACTGGGGATCTTGATCCTGGCATCGTCTCTTTGTTCGAAGAAATAGCCAAAAAGTCGGTAAGCGCATGGGCGGTTAATAACGTCCCTGAGCCCGAGCCGGCGGCTGGTGACATCGCATATTCCTGGTGACAAGAAACCCTGACTCTTTTGAGTTGGGGTTTTTCTTTTGTCGTGCAATGGTATAATTCTTTTATCGGCAATGATCCTTTATCTTCTCCGTGAACCAATTTTGGCTTCTTTTTGGAGAAAAACTATGAGTAAAAAAATAATCGGCATTTGTGGCCATGCAGGCTCTGGCAAGGACACTATCGCATTGAAGTTGGCTGAATTCGGCGTTGTCCGCGTAGCGTTTGCAGACAAGCTGAAGGCTGTCGTTTCTGCCATTTACGGCGTTCCCCTGGAGGCATTCCATGATCGCGAGTTGAAAAACAAGCTCGATAAGCGCTTATCTAGTGGATACCTCGAAGGAAGCGCTGACCCCGGTGCTCTTCGTACGCTTTTAGAGCATGTGTTCAGGGAGCTTTTTGGTGATTTGAGATACATTGATCATGCGGAACGCATCTTCTTTAGCTTGCTCCCGGATGGCGGATGTACGCCCCGCGAGGCTGCTCAGTTGATCGGTACAGAAGGTTTTCGTGTTGTGCACGATACCGTATGGGTTGATTACGCGATTCGTCAGGCTGTCGAGATGGCTTCGGCTGGCAAGACTGTGGCAATCACTGATGTTCGTTTTGAGAACGAGGCTGCCGCAGTTCGTAATGCCGGTGGTATCGTCCTGGGTGTTAGTCGACTTTCTTGCGAAAAATACGATCACGATTCTGAGCGAAAGGTATCTGAGATCGTTGAAAATTCTGATTATCTGATTGATAACAATGGCACTCTTGATGAATTAATGGAGAAAGTCGTCGATTTCAATCTGGATTACAGGTCGTTTTTCCATGGAAGCCTTTCTAAGTTCGATCTGATCCGTGAAAATCGTGTCTTGATGTCGGCTTTAGCTGAAGCCCGGGATGTTTTTGATTATTGCAATGAAATGATCCCTGCTATCGGCGATCCGCTTGAAGTCCCTCGTTTCATCAAAGAACGAGTTGCGGAATTAAGGGCGACAACTGCGGAGAAGTGCAGTGTCTGATGCCAAATCCTGTGTTTTTTAAACCTGCCGTCACTTCTATATGAGGTGACGGTTTTTTATCGTCTCAAATAGGTCATCTTCTTACTGGAATCTATATTTGGGGGTTCCATTTGGCCAAATACCCAAAATCTTTTTTTAATGGAGAAAAAATGAACCAAAAGTTCAATCAAGATGTAATGTTCACCACCGTCAAGCGTGACGGTACTGCCGTTGCGTTTGACCGCAGCAAGATCTCAGTTGCGATGGCGAAAGCCTTTGCGGATGAGATGGGCGTTGAGATGGCAAGTTCTGCATCGATCCGCGACAAGGTCTCTAAACTTACGCAGGATGTTGTTGACGCATTCTTGCGTCGTATGCCTGCTGGTGGCTCTGTTCTCATTGAGGACATCCAGGACCAGGTTGAGCTCGCGCTGATGCGTGGTGGTGAGCATAAAGTGGCACGTTCCTATGTGCTGTTTCGTGAACGCCATGCTGAAAAGCGTGCTGCTCAGTTGGCAGCTCAAGCTGCAGCGGCTTCTGCCATCCAGATCAAGGATGGTGACAAGATCGTCGCTGGTACGGACGAGTTCCTGCTGTCGCTTATCAAGCCAGCCACTGATCTGTTTGAAGGAACGGATCCGATGCGTATCGTGAAGGAGGTTTCTCGGAATCTCTACAACGGCGTGTCGATGGTTGAAGTTCGCAAGGCTGTCCTGATGAGTGCTCGCACTCTGATCGAACAAGATCCGGTCTACGACAATGTGACGGCCCAGCTTCTGTTGGCTCAGATCAAAGTTGAAGTCGGCTCTTACAACCTGGCAGATTCCATCAACCGCGGTATCGCTGGTGGCATCATCAACCCTGAGTTGGCCAAGTTCGACTTGGCTGTTCTTGAAGGTGCTTTGAAGCGTGAACGTGATCAGCAGTTCAAGTATCTGGGTCTTCAGACTCTGTACGATCGCTACTTCATCCACGTTGAGGATGTGCGTATCGAGCTGCCGCAGACGTTCTTCATGCGCGTCGCTATGGGCCTGGCATTGAACGAGAGCAATCGCGAACAGCGTGCGATCGAGTTCTACGAAGTGCTGTCCAGCTTTGATTTCATGGCCTCCACCCCGACGTTGTTCAATTCGGGCACGAAGCATAGCCAGCTGTCCAGCTGCTATTTGTCCACGGTCGGCGACGATCTGGGCGACATCTACGATGCGTTGAAGGATAACGCTTTGTTGTCGAAGTATGCCGGTGGTCTGGGCAATGACTGGACTCCGGTTCGCGCCATGGGTGCTCGTATCAAGGGCACTAACGGCAAGTCGCAAGGCGTGGTGCCGTTCCTGAAGGTGGTGAACGATACTGCTGTGGCGGTCAACCAAGGCGGCAAACGCAAAGGCGCTGTCTGTGCTTATCTGGAGACATGGCACCTCGATGTTGAGGAATTCCTGGATCTGCGTAAGAACACAGGCGACGATCGCCGTCGTACGCATGACATGAATACGGCCAACTGGATCCCAGACCTGTTCATGAAGCGTGTGATGGAAGGTGGCGAGTGGACGTTGTTCAGTCCTAACGACGTTACCGATCTGCACGAAATCTTCGGCGATGCTTTTGAGGCGGCCTATGTCGCTTACGAGGCTAAAGCTGATGCGGGAGAGATCCTGTTCAAGCGCGTCAAGGCCGTGGATATGTGGCGCAAGATGCTGACCATGCTGTTCGAGACCGGTCATCCTTGGGTTACATTCAAGGATCCGTGCAACATCCGCTCGCCGCAGCAACACGCAGGCGTTGTACACAGTTCAAACCTGTGTACCGAGATCACCTTGAATACATCCAAGGACGAGATCGCCGTGTGTAATCTTGGTTCTGTGAATCTGGCCAATCATGTGACAGTGGATGCCCATGGCAACATGGAAGTTCTGCATGAGAAGCTGGAGCGCACGGTTCGTACAGCAATGCGTATGCTGGATAACGTGGTCGATATCAACTTCTACGCGGTGGACAAGGCTCGTAACTCGAACCTGAAGCATCGCCCGGTTGGTATGGGTATCATGGGCTTCAATGACGTGCTGTACATCGCTCGTCAGCCTTATGCCTCACAAGCCGCGGTGCAGATCGCAGGTCGTCTGATGGAAGAAGTGGCGTTTTATGCTTACAGCGCCTCGTCTGACATGGCTGCCGAACGTGGGGTGTATTCATCCTATGAAGGTTCTCTGTGGTCAAAAGGCATTCTGCCCAAGGATTCTCTGGAACTGCTGGCAAAGGCTCGTAAGGGCTACTTGGAGCTGGACGTGCTGCCTACCCAGATGGATTGGGATGGTCTGCGTGCGAAGATCCTCAAGCAAGGCATGCGCAACAGCAATTGCCTGGCCATCGCGCCGACTGCCACGATCAGCAACATCATCGGGGTGGCTCAGAGCATCGAACCAACTTACCAAAACTTGTTCGTTAAGTCGAACCTGTCCGGTGAGTTCACTGTGATCAACAGCTATCTGGTCAACGACCTGAAGGCTCGCGGTCTGTGGGACGATGTGATGATCGCCGACTTGAAGTATTTCGACGGTACGCTGGCCAAGATCGACCGTATCCCGGAAGATCTGAAGCAGTTGTATGCGACAGCGTTCGAGATTGAGCCGAAATGGCTGATCGAGGCTGCTGCGCAACGTCAGGTACATATCGATCAGGCCCAAAGCCTGAACATCTATATGTCTCAACCCAGCGGTAAGAAGTTGGATGAGACGTACAAGTTGGCGTGGCTGCGCGGTCTGAAGACCACGTATTACCTGCGTAGTATGGGTGCAACGTCTGCCGAGAAGTCTACTTCGAAAGCAGGTGCGTTGAATTCGGTTCAGTCCGGCCCAGTGCATCTGACAGAGCCTGAAGTTATGGGTAAGGTGTGCACGCTGCGTCCTGGTGATGCAGGCTTCGAGGAATGCGAATCTTGCCAGTAATGTCTTGATTTGTAAACCTTTTTTTGTAATGTAGTACCAAAACCGTCAGACCTTATGGTCTGGCGGTTTTTTATCATCTATCAAGGATCATCTTCTAGCTGTAGTGCCTCTGGCCAATTACGGCCTTAATCAACAGGAGAAAATCCATGAATGAAAAAGCAATACAAACGGAGTTTAATACTGAACTCCAGCTTCACCCCGGTTCAATCAAATCAGCCATGAAATCTGCCGAGGCAGGTTCCCGCGACCTGTGGCAGGTGCCACCGAGTAAGTTGAAGGTTCTCGACAACTTCAACGTGCGTGTCAAGGATGTCGCCTACCATGCCCACATCCGCTGGATCGCGGATTCCATGAAGATCGAAGGTGTCTATCAAGACAAGCCGCTGGCTGGTTATGTCGCGATCGAAGATGGTGAGCAAGTCATCTACATATACGATGGTCACTGCCGTCTGGAAGGCGCAAATCTTGCCATCAGCGAAGGTGCTGAGATCCAAAAGCTCCCTGTTGTTGTCAGTCAGGCCGGCATTTCGATGGAAGACCTTTCTGTCGTTATGGTGCGCGGAAACGGCGGCAAGCCGCTGACTCCGTATGAGATCGGCGTTGTCTGTAAGCGTCTGGTTCGTTACGGCATGGAGCCTTCCGAGATCGCCACCCGCATCGGCTTCACCGAGACCTACGTGAACAACCTGCTTGGCTTGATGGCAAGCCCGTTGAAACTGCGTCAGATGGTGATTGATGATGTTGTTTCAGCGTCAACGGCTATGGAAATGATTTCCAAGCATGGTGACAAGGCGTTGGAAAAGCTTCTGGAAGCTCAGGAGCACGCCATTGCTGCCGGAAAAACGCGTGTGACAAACAAACACATCGCCCCGGACCATGCCTTCAAAAAGGCGGTGAAGAAGTCTGCTACGAACATGTTCGTGGCGATCACCGAGGTCACTGCTGATCCCGGTTATCAAAGCCTGTCGCCGGCCGTCCGTGAAAAACTGGATGGTTTGCTTAAGGAGATTGATGCCGGGAATCTCCAGGCAAACTGATCTAGTTTCATTGCAACTCACAAAACCGCTGGGCCTTATGGTCTGGCGGTTTTTTATTGAATTGTCGGCCGCATCTTCTTCCTGAACCAAGTGGTTCTTTAACCAAGGAGAGAAAATGAGCAAGAAGAATGTACGGCCTTATACGGTGTTGGCGGTGATCGATGGTCAGATCATATCTGAGCATGTCGAGGCGAAAGGTGGGCTGAATGCCTTTTCTGTCGCAGCCAAAGCGCGTGATGATGGCGAACTTTTGGAGTTTGTTGCCGCACTTCCTGGTCACGTAATGGAAGGTAAGGGTATCGAATTCCCAGGTGAGGCCATTGTCTTTGGTAAGACAGTTCTGGAGCAATCTGACGTGTTTGGTAGGGCATCTGATGAGGCTTACACCGTCATTGGTCGTCTTTACGAGACTGATGATGTTGAGGTGTTCCACGCCACAGCAAAAAACACTGCCGAAGCAGAAGCGGCATTCGTTAATGAATTGGCGGAAACCTATGATTGCACCACTAAGCAGATCAAGGATCGTGGTTATGATCTGTATGCGATCTTCCTGGGGCATCATGTCTCTGTTTGCAACGTATCTGGAGTTTGAACATGGATGAAGAAACTAAAACTTTGGCAGCAGAAGCGGTTCGCGAGTACCTCTTTGATGTGAAGCTGCTTGCGTCCATTCGTGTCAAAGCCGGCTCAGGCAAAGAGGCTGAAGTCATCCTCCGAGAGGTGTTTGATTCGGCGAGCTGTAATGCCGGTGCTTTTTCTGATGGCTCTCCTATATTGTTCGAGGCCAGCATTGATGGCGCACTAGATCTTATTGAGATCAATGGTGTTTCAGCGTAGTAGTTTGATCCCGGTTGCCATTGGCGCCGGGATTTTTATCGTCTATCCAAGTCAATCTTCTGATTGAACCAATCCGGTTCTTCTTATGGAGAAAAAAATGAAAAAATCTCAGAAAAAACCAGCCCCGGTCAAGAGTGTGGTTCAGCGCAAAATCGGTGGTCTTCGCAGCGCCGGTATTGAGCCTCGTTTTTCTATGGCTGTTGCCTTGGAAAACGCACTGAAGCGTTCTTGATCCGATACCGTCATCCTTTATGGATGGCGGTTTTCTTTTGAGCTCTGGATATAAGTCGTTTGACAAATTAGGCACAATTGCCTATAACTAAAATCCATTAAACAGATTGGAATTGCATATGTCTCACGATGAAAACTGCGAGTGCTGCCGGGATGGAATGTCAGCATTCCGTGAAAATTTGGAAAAGAATATCAAGGAGTTTGGTCACTTCGTCATTGGTACGGCAACAGGCCCTGATGACAATATTCCGATGTCCTATACGGTCGGGCTGTCTGATGACGGGACTACTCCTGAGCTGATTGTCTTTGGTTTGCCGCCAAAGATCGCTGTTGCATTGCTGAACGATGCTGCGAATCTGCTTAAAGCAGACGCACTCCCCTTGGATACGCCAGTAGAGCATCTTGCAAATCTGCCGATTGTGTTCAAGGCGGTCAGTTCCGAGGTTGTTTCTGATTACATTCTGCAGGCCAACGGTCGCGCCAAACGCAATATCCCGGCGCTGCAAATGGTCTTGCCTGACACAAACGGTCTATTCCCATGGGAGTCTGGGTACGACGAAGATATGACCAAGACTCAGCTTACCCTTTACTTTGTGCATTGATCGCCATGAGCGTTTGAATTTTCTTGCATATACACAAACAACCCCTCGTGCAGATGTTCGGGGGTTTTTCTTGTTGCATTTTGTGTGCGCTCACGGTATAATGCGTCAACTTGGTAATCTGATTACATCATCGATACATGGGAAAATGATGAGTGAAGTTGAATACGCAAAAGAAGAATTGGATGAGTTTCGTGATTTAGTTGAAGCCGGAGAAAGCGGGAATCAGATGGAAAGAATTCGTTGTCGCTTGGATATGCCGAAGTTCATTGAGCGCGTCGGGCGAGAAAAGTGTGATGTCATGTTCAAGGTTTTGGAATCTGAGATTGGATAGTCTATTTATGCCCGGTAAGTATCACTTTGGTTTTTTGTTGTCGGTTCTGTTTTCGTTGGCGGCGATATATTTTTCGTTGTTTGGGGATGGTCTGATTTTTAATGTTGGTTTCTTGTTTGGATTGGTTGGCGTGATTGTGAATCCTATTTTGTGGCGTGTAGCTGCTAATAGTTGGGTGAAGAAAATAGAGGTGAATTGAATGGCATTGACTCCAGAACAAAAAGCGGCAAATAAAGAAGCTTTATTATTGCGCCAGGCTGCGCACCGCGCTCGCAAGGCGGAGAGGAATGCTGAGATTGAAAAGATCGATGTCTCGGCCCTGGTGGCGGAAACGGAGGCTGCGTCCAAAGCCACCAATGACGTTATTGCCGCGAGAAATAACGAAGAAATGGCTATTCGTGCAAAAATCGCCGCGCTACAAAACGAGTTGTTGCAAGTTAAAGTAAAGTACGAAACGTCTATCGATGTTGCAAACAGTGCTCGCGTGAACGCGTACGAAAAACTGAGATCCAAAGAATCTCGCTTGCGTAATGAGATCGAGTCTCGCTATCCAGACCTTGCGGGTAGTGCTCAACACTACATTAACAACTGGCGAGCGCCACAAGGTTATATCGAGCGGTTCGCCAGTGAACACGCGGAAGAGTTGGCAAAAAAAGCTGCCAAGCGGGCGGTCAAAAAAACAAACAATGAGAAGCAAGCGTGAAAAGGCCAAGATCGAGATCAATGCGTACTTGACCAGCGCAGTTCAGCGTGCCGGATTGGACGCTATTGCGGAAAAAGGGATGCTGGCATTGCTGGTTGATAAAACAAAGGAGATGGAATGAACGCGAAAGAATTTGCATTGATGATCAAGTCCGGGATTCATCCGGTGGTGACCTTCACGAAAGGCATCGAAGAGCTTGATGGCTATACCGAGGCAGGGATGCGTGCGCGAGTGGCATCGGCTGAAGAAAAACACAATGACATGTATGTGCTGAAGGTCGATTACTCTGAATTCGACGAGTACAACCAGCAGTATGAGTCAGCGAATTACTACGACCCGAAGGGTAATCCCACGATAACGGCACGCGCGGCCGGGTTTTACAAGGAGCGCGATCAGATATATGTCGGGATAAGTGAAGAATTGCCATTTGTTGTTACAGAATCTGTGAGCCTGAAGATGTTTGAGATGTTCCAACAATCCGGGTCAACTGACTCCTACGTTGAGTGGCTGGAGAAGCAGGGCGTCAACAAGGACTTGGCCATGCTGGTGAACCGATTGTCGAGGGCACTGAAGGCTGTCGACCCTAAGAGCGAGCTACCGGCCCAAGCGCTGGATTTCCTGAAGCAGCAAGGACTTGAAGGCTCCGTTCTGCGTATTGAGTGAAAGTGCCATCAAGATTGTCATACCTATCACCGGAGGCAATTCATTAAGTGTGAGCGCAAGGCGTCCGAATGGGGGCGAGTGGTTTGACTGTTTTGACCCGGTACAGGATACCCAGGAGCGCAGTGAGCGAGCGCATAAGGCAGTAGAAGCTCGGTGGAAGAAACGCAGAAGGAAAATGCTGTTGAGGGGTATCCAACAGCATAAATGTCGAATACTAATAACAGCTAAGGGAGCTGTAAATGCCGGCAAAGTTGGAGATCAAGCGCAGTATCGCGCCAAACAACCTGTGGCACTGGATGGTCGTGTTCGACAACGGGCACATCTTTGCCACCAGCGAGGAGTCGTATGAATCAGCCGAAGTTTGTGCGGCATCCGCATCATTGTATGGCTTAGATTCGCTGCATGCCGCAGAGCGTGTTGAAAAACGCCATGCGCCAGATGCTGTGGCTCAGGCGACAAATAAGACTGCGATGGCAAATCCGGAATTCGATAGCGACGGAGATCCAACCGATGAGACGCTTGCAGCCATCGAAGAGTGGCAACCGGATTTCAATGATGACGGGCGAGATCCATGGGCTGAATTCATGCAGTTCTGCATGGGAGCATGGAACGTCGACTACGGCGCTGTGCGCGAAGAGACTGGTGATGACGACGAGAAGCTCCTCAGTTTCATAACGGGCGGATGGTCCTCCAATGAAGCCGTGCAAGGTGCGATGATGAGCAACTTGATGTTTCGCGTTATGCGCTGGCATTCTTCTTATCGGGGCGGGGTGATAAAGTACGTTTGTTAAAAATAATAAGGGGCAAAAATGGACATCTCAAAACTTGCGGGTGATTTTTGGAAGACAAGCGGTCATTTAAAATCGGCAGTTCTTGGCGCATCTGGGTGGGATGCGAATATTATCGATGCTGAGCTTGCTTCTGGGACGCAAGTTTTTGTCTATTACTTCGACCTGGTGACCAAGTTCACTTGGATGTCCAGTATCCCGGTGCATCTTTTTGCTGATGTCAGTATCAAAGGCGCATCACTAAATGAAGCTGACACAAAGATTGTTCGTGATGGTCTGCAGTCAATCGCTCTCCGGGCTATCAAAATAGGATCTGACTGTATCAAAGGCAGTGATATTGAACAGAATCTTGGTGCTGCGATCGCATTGTATGCAGGAACAACAGTCACACTCAGATATGCCGACGGCCTCCGTAACGGCGGTCATTTCATCGTGCTGAATTATCGTGCCAGTCCAGACGGTCCTTCTGGTTTACTACGTCCATTTGCCGCGATGTCTAACCAAATGTCTCCAATGGCCGTTGGCGAATTGCAGCGAATGTTGAACGATGTGATGTACATCGACAGAGAACGACATCCGGAGTGGTTCAGATAGTTCTATTGCAATTATTGGTAATTTTACGTACCATTATCGTATGTCAAAACTAAAATCAATCATTGACGGCCTGAATGCTGAGCAGCAACAGGCCGTTTCTCTTCCTGTGGATACTGGCCCGGTAATGGTTCTTGCTGGCGCCGGGACCGGCAAGACTTCTGTGCTGACCAAGCGCATTGCATATCTTTGTGCTCATGGTGTTTCGTCAAGCGCTATTCTCGCTGTCACTTTTACCAATAAAGCTGCAAGAGAAATGAAGGAACGGCTGATCGCCATGGGAATCCCGCATGGCGTGATGATCGGAACATTCCATTCTATCGGCTTGCGCATCCTTAAAAGATGCCCTGAAGCTGCGGGTGTGACGGCTGGATTCACAGTGATGGACGAGGACGATACTAGAAAATTGTGGAAAGACCTTTTTGTTGCCGGAAAGGATGAGGTCGTTTCGCCTGGTAGCGTCAAGTTGAGCAAGTGGGATAATGACATCAAAAAGTTCATGACCGCTATGTTTTCTGCGAAAGAGCGTGGTATGCGTTCGTCCGATCCGAACCCTGCTACCACATTCGAGCAATCTGTCGGTCGTATGCTTGATATATACGAGACTGAGCGGAAAAAGCTCAATCGAGTTGATTTCTCGGATTTGATTTCTGCTTCGCTGGATGCTATCCAGTCATATCCTTCCGGTCGGGCGTGGGCGGATCAATTCACGCACATCCTGGTCGACGAGTTCCAGGATACTTCGAAGCTTCAGTTCGCTTGGGCAACTTCCATCCTGCGTGACGAAAAGAAATCTCAGCATATCTTTGCCGTTGGAGACGACTCTCAATCCATCTACTCTTTCCGTGGCGCTAACATCGAGAACATCTCCAGATTCGTTGTGGATTATGGGGCTGTTGAGATCATGCTTGAGCAGAACTACCGTTGCGGTTCTCTGATACTGCAGGCCGCAAACAATCTCATTGCCGTGAATATCAACGGCGACAAGAAGAAGCTCTGGACTGAAAACGGAACAGGTGAAGTGCGGATGTTGGAGTTTCAGAATGACAGGGCCGAGGCAGCGCAGATCGCAGAAGAGCTCAGCGCTGTTGATGACCTGAAGAAATGTGCGGTATTGGTCAGGACGCGAGGAGCGATGATCCCAATCGTCCAAGCCTTCCGGTCTTTGCGCATAGAGCATCATGTGGTCGGCGCCATGGATTATTTTGATGCCAAAGAAATCAAGGACGCGATGTCTTTGGTCAGATTCGCCGTTAATCACCAAGATTCGATCTCATTCCAGCGAATGGGGGCGGTTTTTCATGGTGTAGGCAAAAAGACAATTTTGGCTGCAGTCGAAGAAGCTTCCGGCGCGATGATGTCCATTCTTGATATCTGCGCCCAAAACAAAAAACTTCATGCGATCTACGAGGCTTTCAAGGACATCAATGGCGATTCCGATGCAACACTCTCGGTTCGCCATCTGGTTGAAGTCTCTGGATTGATGGATGAGTGTCGCGGGTCTGATGAGTATCATCGCGTCCAGAACGTGAATGAGTTCTGCTCGCTTGCCGGGCAATTTGGAACGCTTGGTGAATTCATTGATGAAATGACCCTTTTTTCCGAAAAAGACACCCGAGAGAATGGCGTCACTGTATCCACCATTCACGCAGCTAAGGGGCTGGAGTGGGAGCGAGTTTACATCCCAGTTCTTAATGAAGCTCATCTCCCGATCACTCGTGAAATGGGTACGGACCCCGAGTCAAAGCATCTTGAATTCATGTCCCGGGAAGAAGAGCGTCGCCTGATGTATGTGGCCATCACTCGTGCAAAACGGTATCTGACCGTCAGTTTTCCAAAATTCAGGATGGTCAATGGTCAGACTGAATCCGCAAAGCCCAGCAGATTCCTTAAAGAATCTGGGCTTCTGTAGCTTTTATCACGCACGCCTCCTCATCTTCTCTTTGAACCAATTGGTTTTTCAAAGGAGAAAATGATGGAAATGGAAATTTTCAACGAGGATATGCAGGTCGCTGTTTTTACGCCGCTTGATGCGCTTTTTGCGGAATATCGCAAAGATCGTGAGGCGTTGGAGCGGATATCTGCATACATCCTGCAGGAAAGTGGCGGTGTCTCTGGTCACTTTGTTTCAGCAAACATCCTGGAGAACAATGCAAACTCAGTTTCCATAATGGGTTTGTTTCAGATCGAGCCCGCTATTCGTAGTTTGGATGCGGAGTATTGGTCCCGGGCAATGAGTCTGACCGACGTTCTCGAAATGATGGATGCTAGCAAGCGCAATGAATGGGCTGAGCAGATCAGAAAGCACCAGACGCCAGCGTTTGAGCAGGAATCGGTTGCGGCAACAATGCGTCAGCTTTTGAATATGCGTGCTCATTTCATGACGCAGCGTATCGACGGGTTGTTCCGCTCTCTTTCTGGAGAGCATGTAACAAACGTCCCCCAGGGTTTCAGTAAGCGGATGATCATTGATTTCATGCTTGATTCCTATGGGCATGTTGTCGAGTCTCGGTCGAACTTTGTTCACGATCTGCGTTGCATCCTGGCGAAATTCACCGGTCGCGATACGCCTGTCGGCCGTGTCACTTACTTCGATCTGAATGATATGGTCAAGGAAGATGCTTATGGTGAGTGGCGTGATTTTGATGGCGGGGCCTACCGAGTCAAGCTATTCAAGAAAGGCACGGCTCATCTGGAGATTCACCCTGAGATGGCAGTAAAGCTTAATCAGGTGCTGGCATCGTTGTACCCAAATGCCATCCCTGAGAGCTTCCGTCGCAAGCCCGTGAAGACCGAGAGGGTCAAAGAGTTCGCTCTTTCGTTTGATCTGCTTTCATTCAAGGTGATCGAATGCATCCGCTCTGCCAGACTGAACTGCGATGGTAATCAGATCCGATTCGATCATTCTGTATCTATTCCCAAGGATGTGCTCTCGGTTCTTGAGCGTCTTGGCGGTGTTCAGAATGGCGTTGGTTGCTGGTTGTTCGACTACGACGTTTCTTCAGTCCTGAAGACGATGTACCGGACTGGCGGCTTGCCTGAGCAACGTAGTCATCAGTTTTACCCAACGCCGAGCAGTATTGCGGATGTTGTGGTCGAGCTGGCTGAGATCGACATGACACATTCCGTTCTTGAGCCTGAAGCAGGGCAGGGCGGTCTCGCTGATAGACTGCCTAACCGTGACATGGTGACTTGCATTGAGATCTCGCAGCTGCATTGCGACATCCTCATGGCAAAGGGCTATAAGCACGTAAAGTGTGCCAATTTTCTGATCGCAAATCGTGATTGGGTGAGTCATGAGTTGTTCGACCGTATCGTGATGAACCCTCCATTCAGCGAGGGCCGTGCGTTGTCACACTTGAAGCATGCTGCCGGGATGTTGAAGCCCGGCGGTATTCTGGTTGCGGTCTTGCCGGCTTCATTGAAATGGAAGGAGTTGATCCCCGGAGCAAGTCATTGCTGGAGTGATACATACTCTGGTGAGTTTGAAGATACCGGTGTATCGGTGTCCATTCTCAAGATTCAGAAGTAACCCTACCGCCGTCCTTATGGATGGCGGTTTTTCATTCTCAATTGCGTTTGTTTATAATTAAATGTATCCTTCGCGAAATTCTAGGTGGTGAACATGGTTATCGATTACAAAACTTTTTCCTTGTGGCAATTCATTCTCAGTCAACTCAATATGCCCGGCGATGCTCGTGCATTATGGGTTGATATGCATCCCTCTTTTGATGCCATTATTGGTGCGATCGCGAATGGAGGCAACATCCAGATCAACGTCGGAAATGACGTGTCTGTTCCTCCTGGTGCTCAGATCGAAAGTTTCTCTGCCGCATTGAGTCGTTATGCCGGCAAGGATGTTGATGTACATGTTGAAAAGAGATCGGCGCCGAAGCCTCGTGCTTCATTCACTGCAGCAGATTACTTTACGCTCAGAAAGTATGTATTGGGCGATGAAAGTGTGGTGGGGCTCGTGCTTGATATGGCTCCTATACCGGTTGAGCTGGTTGAGTTTTTTGGAGGCCGGCCTAATCCAGAGCGCGAGGTGGATAAAGAATCCATCATCATGATGTTGGGCGCCATTGCAAAAAAAGCGGAAGACAAAATGATCTCGGAGCGTGTTTCCAGTGTTTGTAAAATGGTGGATTTTGGCATGAATGCTGAATATGTCATGCCAACCCTTGGCCTTCACAACATCTCTCAAGCTGCATGGCCGGAATGGCCTGAATGGATAGACGCCGAATGATATCGAAAAAATTCATCAATTCCCTGCTGGGCAAGATCGATGTAGTTGATATCGTAGGCAAAGTCGTCAAGCTCAAAAAAGCTGGTGCCAACTATGAGGGGTTGTGCCCGTTCCATGAGGAAAAGTCACCTTCGTTCACGGTGACGAGATCCAAGCAGTTCTATCACTGTTTTGGTTGTGGTGCACATGGGAATGCCATCACATTCCTGATGGAATCGCATGGCATGAACTTCGTTTCTGCCGTTGAGCAGCTTTCCTCGCAAGTTGGGCTTACCGTCGAGCACGAGGAAGATTCTGAAGTTCGAAACGACAATTCAGACGCCACTTCCTTATTGAATAAGGCGGCATCCGCTTATCAAGAGCAGCTGAAAAAATCACCAGAAGCCATCGACTATCTAAAGGGTCGTGGAATGAAAGGCGAGACGGCTAAACAGTTTGGTGTCGGATATGCGCCGGACGGCTCTTTCTTGAAAAACGTATTCTCGAATTACGACGACAAAGCTCTTGAGCGTGCCGGCCTGGTTCGCGTGAACGACAAGAACGTTCGCCGGGACTGGTTCTATAAGCGAATCATGTTTCCGATCATGGATACCAAGGGCAATGTCATTGGTTTTGGCGGTCGCGTGCTCGGCAGTGGTGATCCAAAATACATCAATTCTCCAGAAAATCCTGTGTTTGATAAAGGCCGTGAACTGTTTGGCTTGTATCAAGCGCAGAAGGCGTTGAGGGCTGCAAACGAGGTTTTGGTTGTTGAGGGATTCATGGATGTCACTGGTCTGTTCCAGAGTGGGATCGAGAATGTCGTAGCCAGTCTTGGGACTTCCGTGACCCAGCATCATTTGAACCGGCTTTTGCGCCAGGTGGATACGATCACCTTCTGTTTTGATGGTGATGCTGCTGGTGATAAGGCGGCATGGCGTACAGTAGATGTTGCTTTGAACTGTATCCTTGATGGCAAGCTGGTTCGATTTGCGTTCTTGGAGAATGGCGACCCAGATGAATTCGTTTTGAAACATGGAAAACAAGCCTTCCTTGAAATCATCGCGAAGTCTCAAACTCTGACGCAGATGATCATCAAGCGGCTGTCTGTCGCAAATAATCTATCAACCCCGGAAGGGCGGATCTCTTTCGTTCACGAATCAAGGGACTTCGTTCAAAAGCTTCGAAAGAATGCCCCGGGAATTTCCGCGCTATTCAAGAAGGAGATTGCCAAGACGGCTGAGATGTCTCTGGATGAAGTCAATGAATACTATTCCCGTCCTGTGAAGACCAAAAATGAGCGTCAGCAGCAGGCGAGCTGGCAGGATGAGCAGGAGGCGCTCAAGGGGCGTCGATTGCTTATGGCGGTCGTATCTAATCCATCCGTAGCCAAGAAGATCGACATTGACGCCATACCGGCTGACAGTTTTCAGAAGGAAGTCCTTGATGTGATCGTCTGGTCTGCGGCCAATGAGGCAACAAGTGCCTTATTGATAGACAACTTCAGAGGAACACCTGCCGAGGAGTTGATTTCGACGGCTCAGGCTGAGATGTTGAAGATCGGTGACGGATTCAATGAGGAAGCTGAGATTGAGGCGATATTCAGGGAATTGAAGCGTCAGGCAGTGACAAAAGAGATAGGAGAGATTACCGCCAGGATCGATATCTTCGGGATCGCCAACATTTCAGCCGACGAACGTGCGAAGTTCCATCAGCTGGTCGGCGAGCTTTCGTTATTGATGTGATCTTCGCGTTGCTTTTCGCGACGCACGTAACGTTCCCATTCTTTGACTGCAATAGCAGCGATCACAAAGAACGCGACTAGACACAAAAGTGCTGTTCCGATAGTTGTTGGTGTCATTTTTTACTCCTTATTAAGGTTGATTTTCGATAGGTATCTCCTATGAAATTTCTGCTGGGACCGCAGCAGTACGGTGTATCTGGAAAGAAGATGAAAATCAGAGGCGAATAAAAACCGCCACGACTAAAAGTCGATGGCGGCTTGTTCTGTGCTTTTTGCTTTGGGTGGTGGAACGACGACGGCTGGTTTTTTTGCTGGACTTGAGAACTTCCTGGGCGGAGGTTCTATCATCGAGAGGCGGTCAGCTTCTTCAGCACCATTCTTTCTGCGAATGTGGATCAATTCGCCTGCAGCATTTTCTCTGGATACTCCCAGAGTCATGCGGTAATGACGCTCTCTGCAGCACTCGTTCTTCATATCGAAGATGCCATTGTCTTTCTGGCAATCGTTGCATTTTTCCATGCTTTTCCTTTGTTGATAAAGACTATTCAGAAGATGACTCTGATCATCCAATAAAAACCGCATATTGCAATTTAAGCATACTTGCAATAGAATATAAACCTTACTTTATCGTCCCCGCGTAAAACTTCGCCCTTCAGGGCGGAGATGTAAGCGTGAATCAGCATAACTTCCTCGTTACAAACAAGTGCAATAGTGATAACATCCTGAATCATGTCTCAATCCAT